CTGCTGTAACAACCAGCAAATCGGCACAATCCCTCGAGCGCGTCCATATCAAGGCTGTAAACGGCCGAGTTGGTGACTTTTCAGCCTGCCGCGCCCTGCTGGAGGTGACCATCCCGGCGGACGCTACGACGTTTGTTGCCGCCGCATTTAATGGCGACAACGCGCTGCGCAAGGTGACGTGCCTCGGGGACATCGCGAGCATCCCGGCGCAGGTGTTTCAACGATGTTATCCGCTGCGGTTTGTGGACTTCACACACTGTACGGCTGTGCCCACGCTGGCCAACGTCAACGCGTTCGATGCAACACATCCGCAGCTGGAGATCCGAGTTCCCGCCTCTCTGGTGGCCGCGTGGAAAGCGGCAACAAACTGGAGCTCGTTGGCAGACCATATCGTGGGGGTGTGAGCATGATCGTAAGAGAGCATTACAAAACGCGCACGGACGGCGTGGAGCTGTACCGGACGTATTCAGATGCGGGCTATCTCATCCGGCAGGTGGAGACGGGCGCAGAGTACGATGAGGCAATTGACATTGACGGTACGCCGCACACCTACACGGAAACTGGCAAGCTTGTCACAGACAATTTTGACATCGAAACGGCAAGCCCGGAGCAGCTGCGTGAGCGGCTGATCGACACCGAGACGGCGGCGAAGATCTTACTTGGGGAGGAAGCGCCATGACGTACACGGAGAGGGCACGAAAAATGCGCCCGTATATCGAACAGGCAGCAAGCACTTTGGACGACAAGACTGTCAGCCTCGCGCCGGAGCTTCTGGGGACGCTGACCGGCGGCGGCGGCCTCGTCAAAGCGGGCACGCGCATCAACTGGCACGGCAAGATCAAAAAAGCTGCCGTCGACCTCTGGGACACCGAACAGAACACGCCCGACAAAGCGTCTACGCTCTGGGAGGACGTGCAGTACCGGGACGGATACAGGATCATCCCCGAAGTAATTACCTCCACGCTGGCCTTCTCAAAGGGCGAGAAGGGCTGGTGGGGAGACAAGCTGTATGAGTCGCTCATGGACGGAAATGTGTTTACCCCGACGGTCGCCCCGACGGTCTGGAAGGAAGTCGAGTAAGGAGGACTATGTGAGCACCGGAATTATTACCATCATCTGCGCGGTGATCGGCTCGTCTGCGCTGGCGGAGATCATCCGCTCCATCGTAGGAGGCATCCAGCGCAAGCGCGGCAAGGCCACGACGCAGGATGCCCACCTTGCAGAAATCGACAAAAAGCTCGGGAAAATGCAGGAGCATCAGGACGAGCAGTATCTTGCAATCCTGCGGCTGACGATCATGTCCGAGGAGATGCCGATGGCCGAGCGCCTGATTGCCGGGCAGAAATACGTTAAGCTGGGCGGCAACGGCGATGTAAAAAAGTTTTTGCATCAGCTGGAGGCGCAGTGCGAGCATAGCAGCGCGCAATAAAACGGGAGGCAGATATGCGGGTAAAAGGCAAGTGGAGCAAAGGCGAGATGGCGCGCACCATCGTCATCTATCTGCTCAGACTCCTGACGATGGTGCTGATCTGGGCGTGCGCCCTGAAAACCATCGCTGTCCTTATCGCAGTCGGGAGCAACCCGGAGCTAGGTACGTCGGTCGACCTGTCCGACGTGCTCGGCTACGCCGGGGGCGCAGCAGTAACAGAGCTGGGCTTGCTGGCATTTAAACGAGTATTCGCAAAAAAGAATGAACCGGTAGAATGAAAGGGGTACATATGGAAAACATCAAAAAGCGGCTGGGCAATTTGCTCAGCGTCAAAAGCCTGGTCACACTGGTCCTGACGGGTGTGTTTGCGTACATGTCTGTAGACGGTAAGATCTCGCAGGACTTTATGACGATCTACGCCGTGATCATCGCGTTTTATTTCGGCACGCAGTCCCAGAAGACGCAGGACGTGCTTGACAGTGCGGGCACGCCGCAGGAGGGCGAACAGAAATGATGAAAGCATCCGAGCTTGTGCGCAGGCACATTGACGTTGCGAAGAATTACAAGACCGTCTACATGTGGGGCTGCTTTGGCTCGCCGGTCGGGGAAAACATCATTGACGAGAAGTCGCACCAGTACCCGGACTGGTACACCAGCGGCAGAGTCACATATCTGCGCAGCCTCATCGGGAAAGTTGTCTATGGCTTTGACTGCGTAAACCTCACGAAGGGCATTCTCTGGGGCTGGAACGGCAATAAAAACGCCTACTACGGCGGCGCAAGGTACGCCTCGAACAGCGTGCCGGATGTCTCCGCCGATGGCATGATCGCAAAGTGTAAGGACGTGTCCACGACCGGATGGGACAAGCTCATCCCCGGCGAAGGCCTCTGGATGCCCGGCCACTGGGGCATGTACATCGGTGACGGTCTGGCGGTCGAATGCACCCCGATCTGGGACAACGGCGCACAAATCACCGCCGTCCAGAACATCGGCACGAAGGCAGGCTACCACGCTCGCAACTGGCAGAAGCACGGAAAGCTCCCGTGGGTCGAGTACGACACTGTGAAGGTAGACGCCGAGGTTGAAGAAGCAAAGAAGACCATCAAGCAGAAGGCCGGTCTTACAGACAGCACGATCGATTATCTCGCCGCGTATAAATACGGCGACGATCTTCTCAAAAAGCTCGCAAAGGCGATGAAGTAAGGTGGTGTTATTATGGCACCGCAGGCGCGGGCAAAACTCCCGCCGGAGCTTGGCTGTTTGACGAGGAAAGACATGGAAACCGTCATCTATCAGGCAAATCTCGGCAGGGAGAACGCGAGAATCGCGCAACTGTATTTTGTGGATAAGTTACCACAGGTAGACGTTGCCACAGAGCTGTATCTTGGCCGTGCCACGGTGCAGCGCCGCCTGCCTGGTATCGTGCGGGAGATGCAGCGGACATCCAACAAACTGTATAACTGAGATAAGCGCCGGGAAATCGGCGCTTATTTTTTGTATTTTTGCAAAAAGTACTTGACATATAGTGTTTAATACTATATAATAAGGCCATAAGATAAAGCAAGGCGAAAGCCGGGAGGGAACAAACAATGGAAATCAAGAGCATCAATACAAAGAAACTTTACTACGCGTCAAATAAACTCAGCACCATCGAAAGTAGAATTTATGCAGAGGTGGAAACGGCGCACAAGTTTATGTGCGAAGGGTTTATCACGGAAACTGAATTCGCGGCGATCAGAGCAGACCGCGAAAAGAAAATGGCACCGTATAAAGACGGAGCCGATCTGCTGACCCGCTTCGCGAATGCCGTGAACGCGCAGGTTTACATGGACGAAACAGGCGATATCATGGCAGAGATGATGGTTGCGAATTCGGAGCCCGTTGAGAGTTTCGACCTCGAGGCTGTAAAAGCAGCCTTGCGCCGCGCGGCGGACCTCGACGACCCCATGCCTTGCTGATTGGAGGTGGAACTATGCAGAGCGATTCGCAGCGCCGCGCCACTGCAAAGTGGCAGGCCGAAAACATGACAAACGTCGCCGCCAGAGTGCGGCGTGAGGTTGCTGAAGAATTTAAGGCAGCAGCGAAAGAGGACGGGACAACACCCAATGAGCTCCTGCGGGGCTGGATTGGTGAGTATATAAACAGGGAGGTGACGACTATGACAACCGAGCAGATTCAGGCGCTCGCCGTGATCTTTGCGATCTGCCGCAAGGCCACAAATACAAGGAGCCAGAGCGACATCGACAACGCGCAGAGATTCCCCATCAAATGGGCGACCATTATGGTCCGCAAGCTCCACGCGATGGGCAAGGCAACGGACGATATCGACCGCGCAATCGCCGAGCAGTACGGCAAAATCGACATCGATACGTTTACGGCCAACTTTGACAAATGCCTCACACTCGAGCAGCAAGGCGTTTGGAGCATAGCATATTTTAAAGAGATGACGAGATAAGCAAAATTGAGGCACAACTGAGGCACACGAAAATACGAAAAAGCCCATACTGGACACATCAAAGGAGTGTTCGGTATGGGCTTTTCTTATTTCAATCCGAATCCGGAAGGCAAGCAGGTCGGAGACTGTACCGTCCGGGCGATCTCAAAAGCGACGGGCAAGAGCTGGGATGAAACATATGTTGGGCTTTGCCTACAAGGGTTGAAAATGGGGGACATGCCGTCGGCGAACAGTGTCTGGGGCGCGTACCTTCGGCAGCAGGGATTTACCCGGAACGTTGTGCCGAACACATGCCCGGACTGCTATACGGTCGAGGAATTCGCAAGAGACCATCCGCGCGGTGTGTATGTACTCGCTCTATCAAGTCACGTCGTTTGTGTGGAGGACGGGAAGTATTTCGATAGCTGGGATTCTGGGAACGAAATCCCGCTGTTCTACTGGGAAAAGGAGGATAAATGATGTTCGGACAACAGCCTTATGTGTATCAGCAGCCGATTTACAATCAACCGCCCATGATGCAGGAACCAATGATGCGTCCACAGTATCAGCCTACACCGCAGTATCCGGCTCCGCAGCCGCAACCGCAGCAGAGCGTGGGACAGTCTATCATCTGGGTTCCGAACGAAAAGGCGGCAAACGAATTTATCGTCGCGCCGAATAACGCCGTCACGCTCTGGGACATGAACGCGCCGGTTGTGTACGTCAAGAAAGCCGACGCAAGCGGTAAACCAGCAATGACAACGTATGACCTCGTAGAGCGCTCTACAGCCCCAGTGAGCCCCACAGCGCCGCAAACAGTGCCTAAGGTGGAGTATGTGACCCGCAAGGACTTTGACGAACTGGCGGCAAAGGTGGCGGCTCTGAGCGTCAAGCCCGTTAGAAAGGTGAAGGAGGCAGACAATGAATCCTCTGTTTAACGCGCTCGGCGGCGGGCAAATGCCTGGCATGATGGGGCAGTTTCAAAATATGATGCGACAGTTTCAGCAGTTCAAGCAGAGTTTCCAGGGAGACCCGAGGGCGGAGGTTGAAAAGCTGGTGCAGTCTGGGAAAATCTCGCAGCAGCAGTTGAACCAGCTACAGCAGATGGCTGGACAGTTTCAGCAGTTGATGCAGTAGTTCGGAAATTCCGAACAGGTGAACGGTCAAAATCGTGGCCACGATTGAGATAAATTTCAAAATCTACGAAAGGAGAAAACTATGAGTTTGAATGGCGATGGTATTCCTATGAACATGCCTGTAGTTCCGGCAAACTCGGACAGCGGCAACGGATGGGGCGGCGGTAATGGCTGGTGGATCATTATCCTGTTCCTCGCGATTTTCTGCGGCTGGGGTAACGGAAACGGCTTTGGCAATCGTGGAGGGAACGGCGGCGTTGTTGACGGCTATGTTCTGGCCTCTGACTTCTCAAACATCGAAAGAAAGATTGACAGCGTGAACAATGGTGTCTGCGACGGCTTCTATGCGATGAACACAGGGATGCTTAACGGCTTTGCCGGTGTAACGCAGGCTGTGACTTCCGGCTTCTCTCAGGCGGAGCTTTCCCGCTGCAATCAGCAGGCGGCGCTCATGCAGCAGCTTAACGCGATGCAGATGCAGGCGGCGAACTGCTGCTGCGAGAACCGCGCGGCAATCGCGCAGGTGCGCTATGATATGGCATCGCAGGCTTGCGACACTCGCAACACCGTGCAGAACACGACGCGGGACATCATTGATGCAATGAACTGCGGCTTCCGTAGCATCGACCAGCGTCTGACCGCGCAGGAGCTTGCAGCGAAGGACAGCAAGATTGCCGAGCAGAATCAGCAGCTCTTTGCGGCGCAGCTGGCGGCTTCTCAGGCGGCGCAGAACAACTACCTTGTGTCCACGCTCCGCCCGAGCCCGAGCCCGGCCTATGTGGTCGCAAATCCGTACTGCTGCAACAGCAGCTATAACTACGGCTGCGGCAACTGCGCTTAACTCCATAACGTAGAGCTTTTTCGTGATGTCACGAAAATGATCGGTTCCTTGCCGATACTCGAGAAACGCGGCGGGGCAATCGTCCCGCCGCTATTTTTAACCGTGTCGAATTCGACGCATTTAGAAAGGAATGATTCTATGGCAGAATTTACGAATGTAAACATTCAGACAATTGCCGCCGGGCAGAATGTGCCTCTGACGGAAACGGCGATCAGCAGCAAGCCGTGCATTGTGCATCGAGAGGGAAGTGGGCTTGTGACGCTTCGCGGGCTGACAAACCAGTGTAGGGCGGTTTTCAAAATTTCCTACGGCGGCAACATTGCCATCCCAACCGGCGGAACCGTCGAAGCAATCACGGCGGCGCTCGCGATCAATGGGGAAGCCCTCGCAAGTGCGACGGCGACCGTGACTCCGGCGGCAGTTGAAAACTATTTCAACGTTTATGTTTCGGCACAGATTTCTGTTCCGAAGGGCTGCTGTGTGACGGTTGGCATGAGAAACACAAGCACGCAGGCTATCAATTTCGCTAACAGCAATCTGACGATTGAGAGAGTGGCATGAAAGGAGGATGCAATATGTACGATTTGAGAAACCTTCGGGAAATGCTCTGCAAAGAGCTTGACGAAATCGCAGACAAGCGTGAAATGTCCGCCGGTGACTTGGACGCAATCCAGAAGCTGACAAGCTCCATCAAGAACACTTATAAAATCGAAATGCTTGAGGACGGAGGCTATTCCCGCGACGGCGAGTGGGAAGCCGATATGCGCGGCACGTATGGTCGGGGCAGCTCCTACCGTGGCAGGCATCGCGATTCTATGGGGCGATACAGCCGGACAGATGCTCGGGAACATATGCGCTCGACGTTGGAAGACATGATGCGCGACGCAGACGATGATAAGACGCGCGAGGCTATCCGGCGCTGCATGGAGCAGATTGACCGGGCATAAGGGGGGACAGACATGCTGGATGAGGCCGAAATCCGAAAGGAAATAGCACGGCTGGAATACGAAGAATCCAGCTATCCCAATTATGCCAAGCTGGCGAACCTATATGTGATACGCGACAAGATGCAGGAAGAGGAACGGGGCGACGGAGGTAGGTATGTGGGTTACTACTCCGGCGCTCCCGCCCCTGTGACCGCAGAACCGGCTACCGTTGGCGAGTATGGGGACAGCGAGTTTTTGCTTGCGGTAGCCGGGAAAGACCCGGCGAAGGCCTGGACGGTCGTTGATGAACTCATGGATACGCTTTCGCTTGTGAACAGAAAAGTCTATGATTCTGTGCTTCGAAAGATAAAGTCCATGTAGCAAAAAACAGGGGAGTCCCCTCGCATTGCACTGAATTTGTAGCATACAATGTAGCATACGGAAAATGATTTTATGTTACAGAGCGTGTCATAACGTGATTTTTCGCTTTTTGAAAATACGCAGAAAACAGGGGGAAAAGCATAAAAAAGTACCGATTTTAGCTGTTTTCAAACTAAAATCGGTACTTTGGCGCGGAAGGAGAGATTCGAACTCTCGCTCGCTTTTTAGACGACTACTCCCTTAGCAGGGGAGAAAAAACCATTGAAAACACTGGGGAAATTGGCATTTGTAACATATTTTGTAGCATACATAATTCACTCTGGCGAGTCGTTTTGCAACTGATTTACGGCATCGACCATGCCTTTCATGTCCGGGTGTACGTACCGTTGGGTAGTCGTGATCTTCGTGTGGCGCATGATTTCCTTGATCGTAAACGGGTCGATGTTTTTCATCGCGAGGGCTGTAGCGGTTGTATGGCGGCATGAGTAAGGTGGCAGCTTTTGCACTCCGGCAAGCTCCAAACACTCATAATATCTCTTGTAAAAATTATCTTTGTTTATGCAGCAGATATTTCCGACGCGTGACTTGCTTTCTTCGCATAGTTCATGCAGCACCGGCGAAACGAAATCCGGGAAGACCATAGGCGTTTCCTTCCGCTTCTTTGTCTTTATGCCGCCTCGGACGATCTCGTTCTTTTCGAAGTCAATCATATCTTTCTTGAGTTTCAGAAGCTCACCGGGCATCATGCCGGTATAAATCATCGTTAAAATAAACCCAACGAAGTGGTCTTTTGCATACGCTTCCCATAGTTTTTTGACGTCGGCGTCGGTGAACGGCTCCGGCGTTTTTTCTTCAAGTTCCGGAAGCTTTATGTACTTTGCAAGATTCACAGTAGTCTGCTTTTCGGCAATTGCGAGATTGTAGCAATGGGAAAGGACTGTTTTCATGTCCTTCCGCGTGTAATAGGTGCTGGCGTTGCGGTCGATAACATCCTGTATCTGTGCGATGGTAAGCGCGTCGATCTCACGGTCGGCGATTTCTCTCATGCGCTCGAAAGCCTTTTCCGCCGCTCCCTGACGATCAGCCGATAAAGATAGATAATCCCCACGCAGATACGTTTTGTAGTATTCCCTGAGTGTAGGGCTACGCTGCTCTTCCTTCGGAGGGTTCGCAGCATATTGGAGGGCGGCGCGCTTTGATGTAAACCCGCCTTTTGTTCGCATCCTTTGCCGGAGCTTGTCGTTTTCGTCAAGATACGTCCTTTCAGTCCACCGAGCAGTCCACGTCTTGCCGCGCTGGTAAGCGCTTCCTTGCCCGTTTCCGCGCGTCCGGTTTCGCCGCGCTTGCTGTTTTTTGCCGCACCAGCAACAGTAAGGCGCGCCGTCAGGAATTTCTTTTTTACACTTGATGCACTCCATGTTTCCCTCCACGTTCTTTCCGGATTGCATAAAAAGTAATTGCCGAAGCCAGCGCTGAACCTACAATCAGGGCAATGCACAGCCATGCAGCCACGGACAAATCTCCATCGCGAATGAGACCTATGCTTCGAATCTGCGCATCCGTCACAAGGCATGCAATCAGAGAAAAGGAGAGCAGCATACAAAACAGGGCGAGGACGTAACACATTGTATGTGTAGACCTTATCTGTGCGCTCTGCACTGCCGCTGTTGCCTCCAGCTTGGCGTTTTCAATCTCGACATGATGAATCTGCTCGGTCAGTTCTTCCGGGCTTTCTGCGGGTTGGACAAGCCCGAACAGCTCATCCAGCGACAGCCCGAGAACGCGGCACAGTGCGGCAGAGTTGTACAGTTTCGGGTCTTGCTGTGTTCCTGCGCAGAGCTTCGTCACAGCCGATCTGGAAACGCCGGATTCTTCGACAAGTCTGTCGATGGTGTAATGCCGATCTTCCTTCGCCCGCTTGATGTTCCCCTGATATGCAGAAATATATGGGGCGAGTTCCTGAATTGCTGACATGATATACCTCCGTTTTCACATATATTTCGCTGATTTTTCCGCCACTGGTATGATTTTACCAATTTGATGGTGGACATTTCTGCTGCTTTTGCTATGCTGGTTACAGGCGCGTGAGAAAGCCCCACCGCCGGGGGAGCGACGGTGGGGCGATCTTAAACATTCCATTATACAAAATAGTCTGTCCCATAATTGCCGCTTACGAGGGTTACCGGACGAAGAAAATGCAAGGTGTTCTTTGTGGAAGATTCCAAATTGAAATTATTGAACGAACGTTCTAAAATATGGAGGTACACCAAATGCAGAGCATCAATATTCGCTTTGAAAACGGGAAAGTAAACATCATCGTAGACGGGGCGCTTTTCAAAGACGTCCACAGTCTAAGCCTGGACTACATCAAGGGCGCACCTATGCTCTTTGCCTGCGTCTCAGATGTAGGCGAGACACGGGAGAAGTGGAACCAATGCCCGCTGCCTAACTGAACGCTTATTGCATATCGCGGGAATTGGCCGATTCCAGAACGGTTCCAGACTGATTTACAAACTGTACAGATACGTTATCCGCCGGAGTTCCGTTAAATGCGTTGTACATACCGCCGTACATATAAAAGGCCATAACCATGATGGACTCTTGTAGGCCAACAGTATCCGTGGAAAGCGTCACTGTAAACGCTGTGTAGTCGTTGGAAGCGGAGACAGAAACGATATTTGGATAGTCGGAAGAATCAGCCATTTTTGCAAGCTCGGTATCGATGTTTTGCCGCAGCTCTTGCATAAGGTCGTTGTGCTTGGATTCCGTCATGACGTATGTGGCAGAGCCGTCGGCGTTAATTTTGGCGGAGATAAATCCGTCCGCTTTGCTGACTTCTGCGTCAAGTGATTCCTGCGTCGTTCCTTCGTCGAGGAAGTCAGCGGGAACGGTAAGCTCGATCGTGCGTCCTGGTGTTTTTTCGGCGGAAATCGTTGTGGTGGAAGTTTCTTCTTGCGTATCCGTTGCCGTGCTTGTCGGTGAGGATACCGAAGCGCTTGCCGGAGAGGCCTGCGTGCTGCTCGGCGCTTTTTTGGGAATCAGAAGGACGGCAACCATAATGATAATGGCGATTGGGATTGCCACAATAAGCGCTTTTCCGAGCGGGTTTTGCTTCTTCGCTCGGCGCGCACCACAGGCCGGACACTTCTTCTCACTGGCGTTAATCTGCGCGCCACAAGAGCGGCAGATAACTTTTCGGTTCCAAGTCCCGCAGTTTGGGCACTCTTTCATTCTTTCGTCAAACGCTTCCCCACAACGAGGACATTTGACGGAATATACATCCTTTGGCATGGTACGAACCCCCGGTTTTGTAAGATACAACAATTTTACCACCAGAGTTTTACAGTCTCAAGGTCAAAATTACACAAAAAGAAATGATGAAATTTGGAAGATTGAAGAAGGAGGGCGCAAAATGATTTGTATTCAGGATGATATGTGCTATAATAAGGATGAAGAAATTGCGCCCGTTCCGGATATTCGGAAAAGACTCCGTGAAGAAATTCTGAGTCTGAGCAACAAACAGGCAGAATATGTGTTAAGATCGTTACAACGGCAGTATAACAAGGAGGGGAAACAGTGAAACGAGAGAATTTACAGTGTATTTCTGTTTCGTGTTTAGGCAGCCATTATATGGTGAAGATCGATAACGCCGAAATCCACAACGTAAAGGCTTACCATTTAGAACAAAACAGCGATGGCAGCGCAAGGCTTACGCTTGACCTGTCTTGCGAGTATGCAGAAACGCAGATCGCGTTAAAGCAGCCACCCCAATAAGGCAGAAGCAATCGCGCCGGTTATCCAAGAATTGCGCTCCATGCAATCGGAAAATTTCCTAAACAGACCTTTCTTCGGAGACTCTTGCCCTGCGAGAATCTTTTCTAAAAGAGAAATGATTTCTTGCAGCGTTTCCTTATCGGCTCCGCCTTCTTGCTCTACTCTGCTTCTCATTTCCGGAATGGTAATAGAAACAGTATTGTTATTTCCAACTACAGAATTTGTGACCGTCCCAATATTAAAAACAGCCGACACACGCTGCGCGTTTGCCTCCATTTCTTTCTTTGTTTGGTAATACGCTCTTAAAAACTCGACTTTCCCATAAGCATATTGCGGAAATACTTCTGTTACATAAACCGTTTTCCCGTCTGGGAAAGCGAACGCATCGTTTTCTTTGATATCTACAGCTGGAAGAAAGATAACACACTCTTTTTTGCGTTCTTTATCGTAATCTGTTAGACCCTTTTCGGAAGCAATTGCAATTCCATTGCGAATGATGGAAAAAGAAATTCCGTGGGATTTAATAAAATCAATAACAGGCATTTCGCTCTCCCTTACAGCACCTTTTTTGCTTCAAGAATAATCCCCAGCAGTTTACTGCACTGCTCATCGGTCAAATCGTCGATGGCGTCAAGCAGTTTCTGCTTCGGCTCACTCACGGCCTCATCCTTCGGGATGGGGCCTTTTTTTATGCCCTCTCCCTTACTCTCTCCCATCAGTTCTTCGACTGTTACGCCGAAATAGTTGGCGATTTTTTTCGCATTTACGTCAGAAGGATTGGTTTTCCGCGCTTTCCAACAGCTTATCGTTGACTTGTCAATTCCGAGTTCTCGACCAACGTGCGCAGGAGTTTTGTTTGCAGAAGCGCAAAGCGCAACAAAGTTGTCATAAAACACAATAATACACCTCTGGAATTGTTAAGTACGACGAAAGTTGAATTAGTTTGCAAATAGCGGTTGACAGTTGAGAATGTTTGATGTACTATTGTCTTGCGGTTGAAAAAGTTTGCAACAAACAAGACCCAAGCAAATCAACGCTTGTGCCAATGCTAGTGTGTTTCTCGCAAATTCATAGTAGCACAAACAGTAAACAATTTCAACAACAAATTTCAAAAGTTGACTGCGGCGTAAAGAAAAGCCGCCCCGGCGCGGTAACACCGGGACGGCCTGCCGGTTACTTCGACCGACGGTTGGAAAGCGCAGAAGCGGCGAGCTGCTTACATGTCTTGGACGACTTTTTGCTACTCAACGTCTTCGACGCTTTGGACGCTACTTTTGCAGACGTCCGAACAGAGTTCTTGGGCAAAAGAAAACCTCCTTTCGTAAAAGGGTGCTTTCCATCCTTCGAACCTCCGAAAAAAGTATACCATCTCATTTCTCCGCAGTCAACAAATTAAACAGAAAAGGAGGAGACGATATTGCCGGAAAAATGGACAGGCGTACTGATTGGGAAAATGCACAATGCGCGTGTTTCATACGACGATCTTGCCGCAGAGCTTGGACTTACAAAAGGCTATTTGTCCATGATCTTGAACGGGGCAAGGAAGCCGCCGAACGCAAAGGCGCGACTGAATGCTGCATTTGATGCCGTCGTAGAGCGGCGCAGCAGAGAAAAGGAGGAAGTCTGAACCACATCGATAGTGTGGTAACACTTCCGGTAATACCACGGTATTACCTTTAGGAAATGGAAATGGAATAGATAGTATTTCTGAAAAATTATTAAACAGAAATGGAGGGAGAACGATGGCAACGCAAAATCTGGCGGAGCTGATGTCTTCGGAATCGGACATGATCAACGCGGACGTTGCGGCAAAGATTCTCGGTTGCAGCCCACAGCGTCTGCGGATGATGGCGCGGGAGAGACCGGAGCGGCTTGGCTTTCCAGTCTGCTGCCCGACACCGCACCGGGTAAAAATCCCGAGAATCCCATTTATGCGATTCCTCGGATTGGAGGTACATGATGACTGACGTTGAATATATCCTTGAGGCGAATCACCGGCGCGCAAGAGAGCGCGAACTCGGCGAGCGGTGGGACAAGATTATCCGGCAGCGAAAAAGGAAGTCGGAGCTTTTGAAGGCTTCAGAAGCTTTCTGCTTCTCGATTGGCTGCGTCCTTCTGGGCGGCACGGCGGTATTGCTGGGCTTCGGGCTGTTCGAGGCGGCGTTCACGCTCGGCGGCGCGGCGGTGATCTTCTTCGGCGGCGCGGTGCTGATGGAGGCGTGAGATGATTTACCCGTGCAAGAAATGCACACACGACACAGGCAAGTGCCGCTGCCTTGACTGGCAGAGATGGTTCTCTGTGGAGTTTGAGGCAGAAGCGGCGAAGGTGCTTGCTGCGACGCACGCAGAGCCGTTACCGGCGCCGCCGAAGATATTCTATCGCGAGATTGTTTTCGGTTCGATATTCACGCAGCTTTGGAGGTAGATATGAAGCAGGCTGAACGGGTTTTGAAGTACATGCGCGACTTCGGCAGCATTACGCAGCTCGAAGCCATGAAAGATCTCGGCTGCATGCGGCTGGGCGCGCGTGTCTACGATCTGAAGCGCGAAGGGTACAACATCCGGCGCGACATGGAAACGAGCAAGAACCGGTATGGCGAGGAGACGAGCTATGCCAGATACAGGTTGGTGGAATGATGGAAGACAGACAGCAAGCGCCGTTTATCACGGATATCAACGGTGCAGAGATCTACGATGGGAACGAGTACTTTGTTTCCGACGAAGGAAACATTGCTGCTGCGTCTCCGGGCGAGAACTGGACCGTACAGAATGCGTTGATCGCGCATCTGGTGGAAACGTATGGCACGAATTACATTGCCGAAATGTGCGGCTTGGACAAGCGAGTCTGCAAGATTTAAGGAGGAAAGTATGCTGAAAGGATTTAACGAGCTTGTACAGATCGACGTTTTGCCGTTCTGTGACAAGCGGAAGGCGAAGGATGACAATGGGAAGCCGATTGAAGTTCCGTATCTTCCGTGGGCGAAATGCAAAATGCTGCTTCACGAAAACGGGGCGGGCGAGGTCTACTTTGTGCCGCTGAAAAATGAGACTGGCGGGTACTTATTCCAGTCAAAGGAAGTCCATGACAAGAATGGCAGAACGACGGGGTGCTATTTCGTTTCCGTCGAAATCCACATCGACGATAAGACGTTCCGAATGGATATGCCGCTGATGAACGGTTCCTTAGTGGTTTACGATGACACGTTGAATCAGCTTCGGATTTCCAATGCTCATGCGAGAGCGTTTGTGAAGGGCGTGGCAATTCACACAGGGCTTGGCTTCAAGCTTTGGCTGAACGACAAGGACACGGAGCGCGCAGACGATGACCTTTCCCAGCACAGCATTATGGCGATCAAGCAAAGAATCGAACAGCTGATTACTTTGAAGCTGCAAAACGGGGCGGATATGAGCTATATCCTCTCGGGGCTTGGGCTGAATCAGAAGAAATTCGATCAGCTGATGGCGTCGTTCGGTAACATTCAGTATCTGGAAAACACGCTGAAACGCCTATGATTCACGATCACGACAGAAGCGGGTGGTTTGGCGCGTCGGATACGGCGGCGATCATGGGAAGATGGGATACAAAGACATTCCGCAGCTTTTGGCTGCAAAAGCTCGGCGTGAACCGCGACCACTTTTCGACACTGGAAATGGATACCGGAAGTGCTTACGAACACAGGATTCTGGAGCATATCGGCATCCGAAAGATGGACAGGCAGATCAAGATTCGGCGGCTTCAGCTTCGGGTGAATCTAGATGGCGAGGACGCGCAGGAAATATCGGAAGTAAAGACGCACAAAGGAGAATCCTTCAAGGTGTCCCGCGCGTACTGGATGCAAGCACAGGTTGAAATGTTCGCGGCGAAAAAGGCGCTGCGTATCGTGGCGTACCATCTGGAACCGGAAGACTACAGAAACTGGTTTCGGGAGATTGAGGACGATAGGTTGTCATATCATCCGATACCGTATGATCGGGAATGGATAGAAGGGGAGTATCTGCCACGGCTTCGGTATCTTGCGAAGTGTCTTAGAAAGGGGGTCATTCCGGTTGAGAGAGCTGAATGTCGTTGAAGCTTCGTGGAGCATGGATGCAGCGGGGAGTTGGCTGAAGCTCCGGCCGGAGCTGCCCGGACAAGCCCAGATGGTAGCCGGGGAGATGGACCCGCAGAAGAAGTACACGGTCACGATCAAGGAATTTCGCCAGAAGCGGAGTCTGGATGCAAACCGGTATCTCTGGGTGCTTTGCAATAAGCTTTCGGTCAAGGTGGGCGCGCCGCCGGAGGAAATTTATCGGCACTATATCCCGGACGTTGGCGATAACTCCGATACGATCTACATTCCGGACACAGCGGTCAAGCGATTTCGGGAAGGCTGGGAATCTCGCGGTCTTGGATGGTGTACGGAGATTATGTCGTCAAACATTCCGTTCTGCACGAACGTCATTTGCTACTACGGCTCAAGCACCTACGACACAAAGCAGATGGCGCGGCTCATTGATCTGGTTGTTGAGGACTGCAAACAGCAGGGCATTGAGACGCTCCCGCCGGAAGAACTCGAGCGTATGGCGCTGGAATGGAGGCAGGATGAGAAAGGAAACGAAGGCAACGAAGATACCTGAGAAGGTCAAGAAGGCCGTCTGGGAGCGCGACGGCGGGCACTGCATCGTCTGCCTTCGCCCCGGCAATCCGTGGTGTCATTTCATCCCACGCTCGCAGGGCGGGCTTGGAATCGAAGAGAACATTGTGACGCTTTGCGATAAGTGCCACAACGACTTTGACCAGACGGAAAAGCGAAAGCACATGAAAGCGTACATCAAATGGTATCTCAAGATGAAATATCCCGATTGGGAGGAAACGAAACTGATTTATAAGAAAGGAACGTAATTATGGAATCCTATGTAAAACTGAGTACGGAAAAGTATGAGGAATTGGCGAAGAAGTGCCTGACGCTCGATATGCTCGCTGAATCGTATAAGAAGATGACCTCGTATCGTTTCGACGATGTTTTGAAAGTCATTTTTGGCGCTCCGGAAGAGAATGCGGCGGATACGGAGGACGGCAAATGCTGAACCACATTGTTATTATGGGCAGGCTCACGCGGGACCCGGAGTTGAGAAAGACGCAGGGCGGAACGTCCGTTGCATCCTTTACGCTGGCCGTTGACCGCGACTTCACGCCGGAGGGCGGAGAGAAAGAGACGGATTTCATTGACTGCGTCGCGTGGAAGGGAACCGCTGATTTTGTAAGCGGATACTTCTTCAAAGGCAGCATGGCTGTCGTAGATGGTAGGTTGCAGCTCAGAGACTGGAAGGACAAGGACGGCAACAAGCGCCGGTCTGCTGAGGTCGTGGCAAACCGTGTTTACTTCGGCGAAGGCAAGCGAAACACCGAACCGCAGAACCCGGCAAACTCCGGCGGGTTTACGATGATGGACGAAGATGACGGCGACCCGCTGCCGTTCTAAGGCGGTGGCGGGATGGCAACATGTTATGTCAAAGCCTATTACGATTGGATAGAGCAAACAGCCGCTTTGTCAGATGCCGAGCGAGGGAGACTATTTATCGCCATACTGGAATATGCGCGGTCAGGTCTTGAGCCAAAACTCGACGGGCGGGAAAGTATTCTGTTTCCGGTGTTCAAATCCATAATAGACCGAGACGCGAAAACATCGACATCGCGTGCAGAAAGCGGCTCGAAGGGCGGGAATGCAAAAGCAAACGCTGGCAAACCGAAGCAAACTGTAGCAAACTCTAGCAAAATCACTAACAGAAGACAGAAGACAAAGACAGAAGACAAAGACAATGACAAAGACGTAGGGAAAGGGGCAAAAGCCCCACCCCCGCGTTTCGAGGACGTTTTGTCTTACGCGGAGGAACGGGGTATCCCCTCGCTTGCCAGAACGTTTTTTGATTACTTTTCCGCCGGGAACTGGATTGACTCGAAAGGGCAGCCAGTCCGGAACTGGAAGCAGAAGTTCTTGACGTGGGAATCGAAAGAACGCGAGAAGGGCACGCCGTCACAGCCGGGGAAGAAGCCTGGATACAACGTGCAGCACCACGGGGACGAGCTGTCTGATTTCCAGCGGGCGGCGATCCGGCAGATGATGGGGGATGGGTCATGAATAATTTCGGACCGTGCGCGAAGGACTGCCCCAACCGGAAAGCCGGTTGCAGCGCGTCCTCCGAGGCTTGGAACGCCGTGAAGGGAGAACGGCTGAAAAGCTACGGAAGGCGCGCTGAGATCATCGACATAAGCCAGATGACAGATGGCGGGGCGAGAAACTGCCGGAGGACAGCAAGAAGGAAACGGAAAATAGGAGGGGAAATGTGACGTGAGCGATTTAGAGCAGACGGCGATGGAGCGGCTACGGATGGCGTCAGAAATGAGCCTGCGACTGTACAAGCAGCCGCTTGTGATTACCTACTCGGGCGGCAAGGACTCAGACGTGCTGCTGCATCTGGCGGGCAAAGCTGGTATCCAGTATGAGGTTTTGCATTCGCTGACCACGGCGGATGCGCCAGAGACGGTCCGGCATGTGCTGGACACCTTCCGGCGATTGGAACTGACCGGCGTAAAATGCGACATCGATGCGCACACAAAGCCGGACGGAACGCGTACCACGATGTGGAATCTGATCCCGCGAAAGCTCATGCCGCCGACGCGGTTGGTGCGGTACTGCTGCGAGAAGTTAAAAGAGGGCGGCGCAAAAGGCCGATGGATTGCCACTGGCGTGCGCTGGGCGGAATCCGCAAAACGGAAGCAGCGCGGGGTTATGGAGACGATCCATAAAGATAAAGAAAAACGGCTGATACTAATGGACGACAACGACGAAAGCCGGATGCTCATGGAAAACTGCCAACTGAATGGTTTTTGACGGAATGGAGGAAGACACGCTATGACAGACAAGGAAATCGTGCAGTCGCTGCGGATATGCTCCCACAGAACAGACGTACAAGCTTGTACGGAATGTCCATTGTTTGGCAACGAGGATTGTATGGGCGACATGATGGCTGGTGCAGCTGACCTGATCGAGCGCCTGACCGCAGAGAACGTGGCGCTGAGGGAGAAGGCGCCGCAGTGGATCAGTGTGCAGGACGTAAGCAAGCTCCCACAGGACCATCTAAAGAGATACCTTGTCGCTTTTAAGGATGCTGGTGGGGCAATTGTAGATATGGCTCGGCACATTCCGGGCGACGGTTGGAGATGCGACAATTGGGATGTCCCACAGGGTTTGGTTACCCACTGGATGCCGCTGCCGGAAGCGCCGGAGGAAGGAGAAAAGGCATGAAAGCTATTTTAATCAGCATCCGCCCGAAGTGGTGCGAGAAGATCATAAGCGGAGAGAAAAAGATCGAGGTGCGCAAGACGCGACCGAAACTGGAAACGCCGTTCAAAGTGTACATCTACTGCACCAGCGGTAGACCTGACCTGAACATTCCTATTTCGCCGGGACGCCTGATGCAGGACTACTTAGATACAGGTTCCATGCAGTCGCTGAACTGCCCGCTTGGGAATGGCAAGGTTGTCGGGGAGTTCGTGTGTGACAGCATAGTAACGTACAACTACGATTACTGCCCGCACCCGGAAATCGGAATGGATTACGACTGCGGTGATAGTTGGTGGGAGATTGACGACGAGGATTTGAAATCTGCATGTATGACAGAGAAAGAATTTCGGTATTATGCGCTCGGGAGTGTGGCAATGTATGGCTGGCATATCTCTGACCTGAAAATCTACGACACGCCGCGAGAACTGCGCGAATTTACCGGCTTGCGACAGACAAAATTCGGAGCAGAACCGGTGCCGATCACCCGCCCGCCGCAGAGCTGGCGGTATGTGGAGGAAGAGCTATGGTACGATTGACTTATTTCAAAGACGGATACTGGCGGGGAAATTTCAGCGGAGTGCAGTACCAGGCGGATTTTGTTGATCGACTTGCGGCCTACGAGGACATTGCCGAGTTGTGCGGCGGGTTTGACCGCCTCCGCGAGCTTGCCGAAGCCGACAAGGACGGTCGCGTCGTGGTGCTGCCGTGCAAGGTGGGCGATACAGTGTGGATTGTAAGTGCTGTGAGAAAACTGTACAGCGCAAAAGTTAGGACATTCTTCTGCGGGCATCCGTCCGCAGTGCGCGGGAGTGATGACGATGGGCATATGCGCATGATTCGCACAACAGAGGGTGACATCCAGATGCAGGACATCGGAAAAACCGTTTTTCTCACCCGCGAAGAAGCCGAGAAGGCTTTGCAGGAAATGGAGGGCAAGAAGGATGGCTGAACTGAAACCGTGCCCGTTCTGTGGCGGTGAAGTTAGTCTTGTTCTGTGCGATGACGAAGGGAATCTACATGATGAGGCATATAGAGAACATCCCTATAGTGGACTTGGCTTTATGCTTCACCATGCTCATGAGGAAAATCCGGGATGCCCGATTGCAAGCTATGAGTGCGATGGCGGGATTTTAGGTGGTGTGCATATTTACGACACGGAAGAACAAGCCGTTGAGGCATGGAACAGGAGGGTAAATGATGGCTAAGTTTATCTCAAAATCGCAGATGGAAGAGCTGGAAGATGCCTGCGCGTTTGGAATCGAGGGGGCGAATAAGTTGCTCAAGAAATACGTCGGAATCCAAGCCCGCGCATACACGGCTTACAACTACTACGACGAAAATGACGATTTCCTCGCGAACAGCGATGAAGCGGATATTTACGGGTTGCTTGAAATGGCAGGCGTGGAGGTGCGGCATGGTGGGTGATTATATCCGGCGCGAGGATGCGCTTGAAATCACAACACGGACATGCGGGGATTACGCTACTGCGTTTTCAGAAATCAGGAAGCTGCCCGCCGCCGACGTTGCGGAGGTGGTGCATGGGCAGTGGCAGGGAGAGGGAGACGGTTATGCCGACGGCGCACTTGTCTATGATGTGTGGGTCTGCTCAAATTGTGGTCATTACATCGACGACGGGACGGACGACCCGGAATGTCTGCCGAACTACTGCCCCGTATGCGGGGCGAAGATGGATGGAGGATTTGACGATGGAAAACGTTGCGACTGAAGAATTTATCAGCAGAACCGAGGCGCTGAAAGACTTTGAGGAAAACAATGCAAGAAACCCGAACTGGACACCGCAGCGGGTGAAAACGCTCTTGCTCCGGCAACCCGCCGCCGACGTTGTGGAGGTGGTTCACGCGAAGTGGATTCCGTTCCATAGCGAAGCGGCAGGCGGAAAGGCTCTTGCGGCTGAAAATTATACGAACAACCGACCCATTCCACGCCTTGCCGGATGGGATGGACGGAGTTATTGCAGGAGGTATGCTTTATGGCTGATTATATCCGGCGCGAGGATGCGCTTGAAATCACAACACGGACATGCGGGGATTACGCTACTGCGTTTTCAGAAATCAGGAAGCTGCCCGCCGCCGACGTTGCGGAGGTGGTGCGGTGCAAGGACTGCAAGTACGGAGACTACGACAGCAAGCCGAATGGAGCTATGGTCTGCCTGCGAACAAACGATGGATTCTGGCGGAAGGAAGCAGATTTCTGCAGCTACGGAGAACGGAGGGAAGAATGATGGACATTAAAATTGAAGACCATCTCAGCAAAGAAGAAATCAAAGAGATCTGCGGAGAAGCGCTGTACCAGAAAATCAGAGAAGATATGAGTAAACTCAATGTAAACGACATCATTGCAAACATTTCCTATGCAGAAGTTGCGGCTATGGTGGATACCTATGTCGGTGAAGATGATTTCTGTAAAAGGGAGATTCCGCATAAAGTTCATGAGGTAATAGCGGAGCTGTCGACCTTTACGGTATTCCGGAAAGCTGATGCGTGGGAACGGAAAAACAGTATTGCGTATGACATCATGCAAGAAGAATGCCGTGCATCAAGACCGCTCATCAAGGCGAGAGTGGAACAGATTATCAATGAATATAAGTTCCCTCAGTTGGAGCGAGACGAAATTATGTACACGATAGCGGATGTATTGACAGATAGACTGCTGCCGGAGAAAGAGGAAACTTGACAATGGGAACAATTCTTGCAATTGACCCGGGGAATATGGAATCCGGGTATGTGCTGGTGGAGCACGACGGGCAGGAAATCCGGAAGGTGCTGGACGTTGGGAAGCTCCAAAACGACGATATGTACAATGTGTTCTGCAGCCCATATGACCATCTGGCAATTGAGATGGTCGCCGGTATGGGTATGCCAGTCGGTCAAGAGGTGTTTGACACCTGCTTTTGGATTGGGCGGTTCTGGGAATATGCCGAGATTTACCGGCAGTGCTACCAGATACAGAAGATATTCCGCCGGGAAGAAAAGCTTTACCTTTGCGGCAGAGCGTCGGCAAAGGATGTGAATATCCGACAAGCCCTTGTCGACCGCTATGCGCCCGGAGAGTCGAACTACGGCAAGGGAACAAAGAAGAACCCCGGTTTCTTTTACGGCTTCTCGGCGGACATGTGGGCGGCTATGGCTGTAGCAACAACGTATCTCGATAAATACATAAGGGGGGTTAAACTGTGAACGATAACTGCATTTGCGCGCATTTATACGGAAATGGTAGCAGGAATTGTAGGTTAAGAGCAGAATACATCCGCTGCAACCGCACCGAGGAATGCTCTGCCTATAAAAATGGAAAATGTTTTTGCGTAACAACACTATTTGGCGTCAGATGCCCTAACGGTGAGATCACAATTGTGGATGGTGGAACAAAACGGTCAAAGGCGTTTTTACGGGTTCAGAAAGAAGCCAGAACAAATCCAGCTTATGGGAAATTACAATATCCATCAACCAATTTGATTACACGCATAGGAGAAGATGCTTTTCTCACCGTTTCTTATACATGGTTGGAGGATTTTGGCGGGGAAATCCGTTGCGATAACCCGCATCTTGGCACAAACAAACTGTACATAAGCGCCGATAAACTCACGCCTGAAAATATCAAGAGAATTTGCGATTTTATCCCACGATCAATGATGGGCAGCGCCATTCGGGATTATCAGGACAAAACCGTTCCGATGTTTTTGCGTCAGCTACGGTCTTTATTCCCGGAAAGGTACGCAGCATTCCAAGAAGCGTATCCTGATTACAAAATCAAAGCTCCGGACTGGAAGGGACGATTGGCAAAGCTTTCAACCTGCAACAGGCATGCAGAGTACAAGGACTGCCACAAAAACACGTTCCGTTTTGATGGAGACTACATTGTATGCGATTGTTATAATTCGTCATTTGCACCTTTTCGCGCAAAGCGGGCAGAAATCCGCGTGAAATTATCTGATGAAATGGAAGTAGAAATCACAGACAATGGACAAGTCACCGATGAAACTGTTTTCTTGTGAGAGGGGGATACAGCTATGAGTACAATAAACGATCTGGCGAAGCGTATCCGGAGCAGCAACGCGGCATATCTGAACGCAGGAATGGAAGCGGGGATGCAGAAGGCGATCGACCTGCTATTCGTCGCAGCGCATGAGCTCGGGATGCTCAAAAGCCCATCGAAGGCAAATCAGTTGTTGCAGAAAATGCAAGAACTCGAGAAGGAATACGGCGTGGCATGACAAGGGAAGCCGGAATCTGACGAAGCCATTCACAGAATCGATTCGAGCCTTAAGAAGCTTTGTGGTCCGTTCTTCGTGCCATTCTTCGCGCGGAACGATACGATCAAGGATTGGTGGGTGAAGGAATGAAAGGAGGAAGCGCGTGGAGCAGTTGAAGGGCGCGAAGTTTGACGGCGGTAAGCCCAGACCGTCCACCGTCCCCGTGGAAGCCATTTTTGCGATCCTGGAAACGCGCATGTACGGCTTTGAGAAATACGGCGACGCGGAGGACTGGCGCAGCATTGAGCCGGAGAGATGGCACGAGGCGCTTTTACGGCACGTTCTGGCAATCTGGGAAGACCCGACGCACATTGACGAAGAATCCGGCCTGCCGTCCATTTGGCATGTGATGACGAACGGGGCGTTCTTGTGTGCGTGCTTGAAGGATGTCTTGGACGAGAAAATGAAACGAGGAGGCTGATGTAAACGGAGGACAAGGCAAGCGTGTTCCCAGAAAGGCTGAGAAAACTGAGGGAACGAAAAAGAATAAAACGATACGTTCTAAGCGAGCGATGCGGTTTGTCAAGACCGATGGTAGGAATGTACGAGCGCGGAGAAGCGGAACCCACATTGTCTGTGTTACTATGCTTTTCTGAAATATTCGACGTATCGCTTGATTATCTTGCTGGGAACGAAAAGTAATAGTTTTTGAAAGTATATTTTCAAAATAGCCCTAAAAATACGGTAAAATGGAAGCGTAGAGGTATATTCTCTGCGCTTTCATCCTTTTCAACGGCTACGCAGCGTACTGCGGAACCTCCTTTTTCTTAGCTCCACCGGAAACCGCAATCCGGTGGAGCGTGAAAAGGATAACTATTTCGAGGTGGTGATTATGGCTGCGAGGTTGACAGATCGGCAAAAAAAGAAAATAGTTGCCGACTATGCCCAGCTCGGAAGCTGTAACGCTGTGGCGAAGCTTAACGGCTGCTCCCCGAACACTGTAAAGAAGATTGTGCACAATAATGCAGATATTGCAGAGATGTGCAGACGAAAAAAAGAGGAAAACACAGCAGATATTCTCGCGTACATGGATTCCCGAAAAGAGCTTGTATGTTCTTTCATCGGGAAAGGGCTTGAGATGCTAAATGACCCTGATAAACTCGCGGCTGCAAACCTCAGCCAGATTACAACGGCGATGGGGACGCTGATTGACAAATGGGCGATGATTGGGGGGAATCCATCAGATACGATTAAGGAAGACGCTCTGAGTCAGAGCTTGCGTGAAATGGCAGAAGGGTTGGGGAGCGATGATTAGCCCAAAGCAACAGAAAATCCTTGCTTTCCCCTATTCCAAGTATGACGCGCTGATCTGCGACGGCGCTGTGCGTTCCGGTAAGACCTCAATCATGATGTGGGCGTTCGTCCGCTGGGCGATGGAGAATTTCAGCGGTCAGCGCTTTGGTGTATGCGGGCGAACTGTGGACAGCTGCACAAAGAACATCATTGTACCGTTTACGGCGATGAGCCTTGCGAAGGAGCACTATATCGTCCGATGGCGGCGCGGCGATAAGGTCATGGAAGTGCGGCGCGGCGCTGTGACGAATTACTTTGAGGTGTTCGGCGGCAAGGACGAGGCAAGCTATACGCTGATTCAAGGCAGAACGTTAGCTGGCGTGCTTCTGGACGAAGTGGTGCTTATGCCACGCTCTTTTGTGGAGCAGGCGCTTGCACGATGCTCTGTGGACGGTGCGAAGCTGTGGTTCTCTTGTAACCCCGGAAGCCCTCACCACTGGTTTTATCAGGAATGGATAAAGCGGCACAGAGAGCGGAACACGCTTTACCTACATTTCGAAATGCGGGATAACCCCAGCTTGAGCGAAAGGACGCTTGAGCGCTATGAAAACATGTACGCCGGGATATTCTACGACCGCTATGTGCGTGGGCTGTGGGTAGCTGCGGAGGGAATTGTTTACAAGGACTTTGCCAACGACACGGAAAAGTACCTGATTGACGACCCTATCAAATGGGCGGAAGAAAACGATACAAAGTTCTCCGTTATTTCCATCGGCGTTGACTTCGGCGGCACGAAGTCTGCAACGAAGTTTCAAGCAACTGGAATCACGAAAGACTATCGCGTGGTCGCGCTGGAAGAAGAATACATCAAGAACGAAGAAATCGACCCTGACGCACTGAACAGGCGGTTTGCTACGTTTTGCAAGCTGATAACATCGAAATACGGCTACAGCCAGACGCGGGCAGACAGCGCGGAAACGGTTTTGATTCGTGGGCTAGATCATACTGCTCAGAAACAGAATATTGGAACACAAGTCAAGAACGCGCTGAAAATACAGATCACAGACAGAATACGGCTTGTCGTGCTCCTGATGAAGCAAGGTAGGCTCAAGGTTTCGCGGAACTGCCCGCATTTGATCGACGCGTTTCAATCAGCAATTTATGACCCGGATAAGTTTGAGGACGAGCGCCTTGACGATGGGACATCCGATATTGACAGCCTCGATGCGTTTGAGTACAGCATAGAGCCTTATTACAAAGACCTGGAACGCGCCGGGCATACGATAGGACGGTGAAAGAGTGAACATACGCAGAGCATTAAAGGAGCTGGGATTTGATACCGTTGATCTTGATTTCTACAAGCTGATCGGAGTGTGGGGAGACTGGTACAAAGGGAATGTCGAGGACTTCCACAGTTACACGGTATGGAATGGCATCGAAGAATTGGAATGCCACAGATATTCCGTAAGCATGGCGAAAAAGGTATGCGAGGACTGGGCAAACCTTCTGATGAACGAGCGGGTAAACATCACGCTCGAGGGGAAGAAGGAGCAGGAGTTCGTAGACACGATTCTCTCGGAAAACAACTGGGAGATCAAGGCGAACGAATCGCAGGAGCGAAAGGCAGCGCTTGGAACGATAGCGTATGTTCCGGTCATTGAGGGAATGTTCATCAATCCGGACACTTCCGAAATTGCTGATTCTGGGCGCATTCGTATCAACTATGTCAGCGCGACGAACATTTATCCCCTGACATGGGACAATGGAATCATCAGGGAGTGTGCGTTTGCCTCCACAAAAAAGGTTGACGATACAGAGTACACATACATTCAAGTTCACAGGCTGAACGGCGGCGAGTACGACATCGAGAACCATTTGTATGATTCCGAAGAAGTCCCTCTGACCAGTGTAAAGGGCTTTGAAACAATCCCTCCTGTTGTACACACAGGGAGCGACAAGCCTCAGTTTGTCATTGACAGGCTGAATATCGCGAACTCCGATGAAAATAACCCTCTTGGTGTGGCTGTGTTTGCATATGCCATTGACCAGCTCAAGAGCGTTGATATTACATATGACAGCTACGTGAATGAGTTTGTTCTTGGCAAAAAGCGCATTGTGGTGCAGCCGGAAGCAACTCGGGACGTGAACGGAAGGCCGGTATTTGATAAGCGTGAGACTGTGTATTACGTCCTCCCAGAAGACAGGGCGAACAACGGGAACATCTTGCAGTCTGTTGACATGACGCTTCGTACCGAGGAGTTCAACACCGGTATGCAGGATATGCTGAATATTCTTTCCAGCAAGTGCGGCTTCGGTGAGAATCATTACAAATTCGATCAGGGAAGTATTGCTACAGCGACGCAGGTTATCAGCGAGAACAGTACCATGTTCCGAACGATCAAGAAGCATGAGATTTTGCTTGAACAGGCAATCACAGATCTTTGCAGGACGCTGCTCCGCATGGGGAACAGGTACATGGAGGCTGGCCTGAATGAGGAAGTACAGATTTCCGTTGACTTTGACGATTCTATCATCGAGGACAAGCAGACGGACTTCCTGCGCGATATGCAGCTTCTCAGCGCAGGCATTATGAATGACTGGGAGTTCCGTATGCGCTGGATGAACGAGGACGAGGCAACCGCAAAGGCGGCGCTGCCGAAGATGCAGGACATGACAGCCGAAGGACAACAGGAGGTAGAGTGATGGGCGGTAGAGGTGGAGCTGGCGGAGGCTCTGGAGGCGAGAGGGTGGGTATTAAGCTCCCACAAATCTTAGGCAGCGAGAAACAGATAAACTGGGCGAAAGACATATTGACAGACCCATACACAACATTTGACATGAATGAAAAATTGCGTCGGAGCCAAAGCATTGGACGCCCTAAAACTGATGAAATAAGGATGTGGGCAGATGCGTACAACGCAGCAAAAAAACGCTACGCGGATGAAATCGCAAACTTGTCAAAAATGTTTCCGAGCGGGATGAAGGCACGAGACATTATTGACAGGAGAGACGGACTGAGTTCAATGGCGAAAGCTATTTATAAAGATGAGCTTGACAAGTTGAGGAGAAAATACGGGTTTAAAGTATGATCAGTTTTGAAAACTTAGACAAGTGCGTATTCCTCGGCGTAGGAAAATATGGCGTTCCGCAGATCGAGCCGGTCAAGGCATACCCGCAGGGCGAGTTTATACCAATGAATTACGCAAAGTCTGCCAAAGCCCCAGCAAGTAAAATCGTACACTGTTTTGTAGATGATTACCAGTTCCGGAGGTATTGGGATACCCCAGACAGATATATTCCGAAACTACAGCAATTTGAAGCTGTGTGTTCCCCTGACTTCTCCACTTACACGGATATGCCGCTTGCGATGCAGATATACAACCATTACCGCAAGCACTGGTTAGCGGCATACTGGCAGCTGCACGGGATGACGGTTTACCCGACGATCTCATGGAGCGATGAGAGGAGCTATGATTGGTGCTTCGATGGCGAGCCTGTCGGCGGCATAGTAGCGGTTTCTTCGGTTGGGACGCAGGCAAACAAGGATAGCAAACGCCTGTTCCTGCGCGGCTACGAGGAAATGATGAAGCGGCTATCTCCGGAATGGGTGATATTTTACGGCAGAGTACCGGAAGAATGCGACTGGAACGTGATACGGGTAAAACCGCATTACGATGATATTGTGAAACGGAGGCAAGTAAATGAAATATCCGTTTCATCCGGAACTGCTTGACGCGCTGCCGGAGGAGCTGGCAGAGCTGTTCCGAGGATTGGAAGATACGCTCCTCGATGAGATATGCAGTAGGCTTGCGCTGAAAGACCAGCTGAACGAAGTGACTGTTCAGGCAATCAGAGCGCTTCGTTCGCATGGTATCGACACGAAGGAGATTGAAAAAGCAATCCGAAAAACCGCTGGAATCAGCGAGAAGAAGCTCAAGGAGCTTTTCGGTGACGTTATAGCCAGAAACCAGAAGTATTACACATCGGTTATCGACATGGCAGGGCTGACACAGCCAGATATTCTGGTGAACACTGCGACCATCGAAGCAATCAGAGCGCAGACGCTTGATGAATTTCATAACATCACACAGTCTATGGGATTCTTGGTGGACAAAGGCAGGACGATGCTCCCGCCCGCTCGTGCGTATCAGTGGGCGTTAGATTCTGCTGTTATGCAGATTCAGAGCGGGGCGATCAGCTACAATCAGGCGATTAAGTCTGCGGTGCAACAGCTTGCAGGTGGACTGAAAGTCGTGAACTACGAAAGCGGACACGCCGACCACATCGACGTTGCTGTTCGAAGAGCTGTTATGACTGGCGTGAATCAGATCTGCGACCAGTACACGAACCAAAGCGCAGAGTACCTTGATACGAGATACTTTGAAGTGTCTGCGCACTCTGGGGCACGTGACAAGCCGGGTGCTTCGCCGTGGTCAAGCCACAAGGACTGGCAAGGGAAAGTCTATTACCAGAGCGAAAGCGGCGAACCTGACCCGCTGGGGCTTTACGATGACCTTGTGAAAACAACCGGTTACGGATATGTTGACGGTCTGACAGGCGCAAACTGTAGGCATCACAAATACCCGTTTATTCCGGGAGTTTCGGAGCGGACTTACACGGACGAGCAACTTGAGCATATCGACGATGGTCTTGGCTGCACGTTTGACGGAAAGACTTACGCAGCCTATGAAGCGACGCAGATGCAGCGCCGCATAGAGCGTCAAATCCGCGCGCAGAAAAAGCTTAGAAACGCATACAAAGAAGCTGGGCTTTCCGAGGACGCGACCGCCGCGAACATAAAGCTTCGGCGGCTGAACGCAGAATATAGCAGGTTCAGCAAGGCGGCAGGATTGCCGGAGCAACCAGAAAGAACAAAAGTTTTCTACAAATAATTTACAGGTAAAACCCGCGAAGCACTGCGGTTTTTATACAATCTATCGCCGCGATGAACTGCGGACAAAGGAAAGGAAGATAGAAATGGCATTGACCAGAAAATTACTGAAAGGCATGGGACTCACCGACGAACAGGTGGACACCATCATTGAAGCACATACCGATACCGTAGACGGCTTGAAGGCTGATGTCAGCAAGTACAAGTCTGATGCGGAGAAACTGCCCGACGTTCAAAAACAGTTGGACGACCTCAAGGCGGCGGGCGATGGCGGATATAAGGAGAAGTACGAAAAGGAACACTCGGACTTCGAGGCTTATAAATCCGGCATCACAGCAAAGGAAAGCAAGGCGGCAAAGGAAAAGGCTGTTCGGGCTTACTTTGAAAGCAAAAATATCACAGGCGCAAATCTCGATCTTGCCATGCGCGGCTGCGGCGAGGAAATGACCGCATTGGAGATGGACGGTGAGAAAATCAAGGACACAAAGAGCCTCGATGCACTTATCGAAGGAACTTATAAAGGACTTGTATCCAAACCTTCTGTCCGTGTGGACATGGGCGCACGTCTCAACGACGGCGGCAAGGCGATGACCAAAGACGAGATCATGCAAATCACTGACAGAGCGGAGCGGCGCGCTGCAATCGCCGCAAATATGGATTTATTTAGAAAGGAAGATTAACTATGGCTGTTGATCCTAAGCTGATTAAAAAAGCTGATCTTGCGCGAGTTCGCGAGATCGAATTTACCGAAATGTTCGGCTATTCCATCAAGAAGCTGATGGAGGCTCTTGGCGTTACCCGCAAGATCGCAAAGCAGGCTGGCACTGTGCTCAAGAGCTACAAGGCTACCGGCACGCTGGAAGATGGTGCCGTGGCGGAAGGTGAAACCATTCCCCTGAGCAAGTACAAGACCGAGGCTGTGAACTATAAGGAGATCACGCTCAAGAAGTGGCGTAAGGCTACCTCTGCCGAGGCAATCACAGACCGCGGCTACGATCAGGCGGTGGAAATGACCACCGACGAAATGCTCAAGGACGTGCAGAAGGGCATCCGTAAGGACTTCTTTGACTTCATTGCAACCGGCACGGGGACGGCAACGGGCGCGACCTTCCAGGCGGCTCTTGCGCAGGCATGGGGGCAGCTCCAGGTGCTGTTCGAGGACGACGAAATCGGCGCGGTTTATTTCATGAACCCTCTGGATGTGGCAGACTACCTCGCAACGGCGAACATTACCTTGCAGACCGCTTTCGGAATGACCTACGTGGAGAACTTCCTCGGTCTTGGCACGGTAATCTTCAATTCCAGCGTTCCGAAGGGCAAGATCTACGCTACGGCGAAGGACAACATTGTTCTGTATTACATCCCCGTGAACGGCGCAGATCTTGGCGAAGTGTTTGACTTCACCACCGACGCAACCGGCTATATCGGCATCCATGAGGAGCCGGACTACACCAACATGACCGCCTCCGATACCGTTATCAACGGTATGGCGCTGTTCGCAGAGCGCATGGACGGCATCGTAGTCGGCACGATCTCGGCGGGGGGTTAAATGAACTGTTGAGAGCGCCTGCCTCTGAACCGCCCACGTTTTCCGGCATGACGAAAGCGCAGCTTCTCGATTATGCTGAGGAAAACGGGGTGGAAGGGGTCAACAGTTCCATGAAAAAGGCTGAAATTATGGCTGTTCTGGAAGGGGTGGAGCGATGATCTACGCTGATTATGAATACTACTGCGATACTTACATGGGAACTGTAGACGCGGATAGTTTTTGCAGATTGGCGACACGCGCCAGCTCCTTCCTCGACTATTACACGCAAAACCGTGCGAAGGACTACGCAGAACTGGACGCGGTGAAAATGTGCTGCTGCGCTCTTGTTGATCAGTACATGCTGATTGACACGGCGCAGGAGCTTGCCAGAAAGAATGTGTCCGCCGGGCTTGCATCTGACGAAGGAGAATTGCAGAGCGAGACTGTAGGCGGCTATTCCCGGACGCTTCGCAGCGGCGGTGATTCTTCCGTAGCTGCATTGAAAGCGGCTTCCGAGGCGAAGAACGCCCTTGCAAGCGTAGCACGTGAATACCTAGCCCATACCGGGCTTCTTTACAGAGGCAGGTGTTTAGCATGTATGCCCCCCACACTGTAACCATTTATAACGTAACGCAGGAGCAAGACCAGAATTTCAATGACACGCAGAAGCGCTATATCACAGTGATTCGCGGCGTAATGCTTCAAGCGTCGAAAGCTGCCAACGTCCGCGCGAGCGGGCTTGAAGGAGCAGATGCGGTGAATCTGTACATTCCGTTTTCCTCGCCAGCCGTAGACGGCATGACAGGCGCAGTGAAGCGTTACGTCGGGCCGCAGGAGTTCTGGCGTTCAACTGATAAAAGCGAAATCTGGACGCTATCCACGGACGGTAACGGCGGAACGACCTTCTTTGTGAAGGGTGAAGTAGTCGAACCGGACAAGACGGAAGAACAGATTGAGATGCTTTACGACGATGTGTACAAAGTGACAAAGGTGGACATGAAGGACTTCGGCAGTCCTTCCATGCGGCACTGGCAGGTCGGAGGCACGTGATGCTGAAATTCAGTGTGAAAACCGATGGCTTTGACGAACTTCAGGAGGCTATAGCACGGGCTTGCACAAAAGCCGAACACATTGTTGCAGTACAGGTAGAAAAGGACACAAGCCCGTATGTGCCGTTCCTGACGGGCTCTCTTGACCAGAGAACGCAGGTGGACGGTAATGCGATCATCTATCCTGGACCGTATGCAAGATTCCTGTATTACGGGAAAGTCATGGTTGACCCGGAGACTGGCAGCACATACGCGCCAAAGGGCGGGACGAAGGTTCTGACAGACAAAAACCTTGTGTTTACGACCTCCGGACACGCGCAGGCACAATCGCACTGGTTCGAGGCTTCAAAGGCTGAGAACCTTGACAAATGGATTCGCGTTGCAGATAAGGCGGTGAAAAATGGGCTCTGAGAAAGAAAAAAAGCTTGTTTCTTCCGAGGAAGAACAGGACATATCCAGAAAAATGATGGTCTGGGTAAACTCGTTTTCGGATGACGATCTCCCGGCTGCAACCATCAATTATGAGTTCCTCGCCGCTGATTCTGCAAGCGTGGCTCTGTCCGTGATTCCAGGCACATACATCACACAGAAATACATCTTGGGCGGGCATGAAGCAGAATACCAGTTCAAAATTATCGCCCGTATCTTCCCAGGCAGCAGCAACGACAAGCGCCTGAAAGCGGACGCAGTGCTGAACCGATTCGGAGACTGGGCGATGCAGAATTATCCGTCTTTGGGCGATGGAATCCGCGTCCGGCGCATGGATGTATCCAGCCGCGCGGCGTTACTTTACCCATACAAGGACGGTTCGGAAGACCATCAAATCTTAATGAAGATGAAATATGAGGTGATTTGATTATGGCAGAAAATATGACTTTTAACACAGTTGCTGGGCAGCCTGTAGACAGAGAACTTTTGATTCTTTTTGTGAATACGGGCACTGATTCCGCCGCCGTGTGGTCGCCGCTTGGGACGCGCGTCACGGATTCCAGCATGGAATACGACTGGCAGAAGGATTCCAACAAGGACATCCTCGGCACGACCAGAACCACGATGAAAAAGCCCATCATTACGCAGGACTTTGAACCGTGCGAACTCGATGCCGGAGATGTTGCACTTACGCATGTCTGGAACCTCGCCGTTAAGGAACAGAACGCGGCGGCTCTGGCGAATCAGGACATTCTTATCGTGCATCATTACGCAGGCACGAAGAAAACGGCTGTTTTTGCAGAGAGATATAAGGGCGCCGCAATCGAGGCGACAGGTCTTGGCGGTGAAGGCGGCGGCTTCGTAGGTATGCCGCTTACGGTAACGCCGGGCGGCGAGAGAATCACCGGCACTGCGGCGGTTGGTTCCAACGGAGAAATCACGTTTACGCCGGAAGCGGCATAAGGAGGGACGATAGATGGCGGACATCAAGATTGCAACTGGCGTTGAAAAAATCAACATCAACGACAAAGTAACGCTCGAGTTCAACCCGACAGACGCAGAAATTGTAGAGAAAATTTTTGACGTGTTCAACGGATTGGAAGATCGTCAGCGGAAATATCAGGCAGAAGTGGAAAAGAACGCGAACAAAAAAGAAATATTTGAGATTGCGCGTCGGGAAAGTAACGAAATGCGCGATACGATCGACAGCCTTTTCGGGGTTCCGCTTTGCACGCCTCTTTTCGGCTCTATGAACGTCCTCGCACTGGCTGACGGTTTGCCTGTATGGAGCAATCTGATGCTCGGCATCATCGACCAGATCGACACTACCTTTGCGAGAGAACAGAAGGCTACGAACCCGAGAATCAAGAAATATATGGAAAGATGGAAAAAGTAATCTGGTCTTTACCGACATCGGTCAACGTAAACGGAACAGAATACGAAATCCGGTCTGACTATCGGGCGGTGTTGGATATCCTCACCGCCCTTGTTGATAGCGAGCTGGACGAGCAGGACAAGGCGGAGGCATCGTTAAGAATCTTCTATCCCGACTTTGAGGAAATGCCAGCCAGCGACTATCAGGAAGCTCTGAACCAGTGTTTCCGGTTTATAGACCGTGGGGAAGAACGCAAAGAAAAGAAGCGAGAGCCCGTGCTGATGTCGTGGGAGCAGGACTTCGATATGATTATTGCCCCCGTGAACAGAATCGCTGGATGCGAGGTTCGGGCGCTTGAGTTTCTGCACTGGTGGTCGTTCCTGTCTTTCTATCAGGAGATTGGAGACTGCCTGTTTGCTCAAGTTGTTCGTATTCGAGACAAAAAGGCACACGGGAAGCCTCTGGACAAGCAGGAGCGGGAGTTCTACCGAAAGAACAGGGATATAATCGATTTGAAAGTTACATACACAGAGGCAGAGAAAGACGTTCTCGCCGCATGGGGCATTTCAAAATAAGGTGGTGAGAAAATGGCAGATGGAAGAATCGTTGTTCAAGCGGAGGTCGACGCAAAAAACGCGCAGAAGGAGCTTGATAAGCTGACGGCGAAAATCGACAAGATGGAAGCTGAGCTGAAAAAAAGCACCGGAGAGCAGAGTGGCCTGAAATCTCAGCTTGACGCAGCGAAAGAATCTGCAAAACAGGCAGAAAATGCGCTGAAATCGTTGCGGGCGGAATCCGAGCGGCTTCGGCAGATTACGTCCGGCGAGGTTTCTTCGTCTCCGGAGGCTTATATCGCAGCATACGGGCGGCAGACGGAAGTTGCGGCGCAAATCAAAGATCAGGAAGCAATCTTAAAAGAGCAAGACAAGATCGTTGAGAGTCTGGACAGGAAATATGCAAAAATAACGGACAAAGTGATCGCGCAGACTTCTGCTTTGGACGCTGCGAAGCAAAAAGCCGGAGAACTCACGGAGCAAATCACAAGCGCAAGCGGCGCGACAGAGCGTATGGAAGCCGCTGCAAAAAAGGTTTCCGACAGCATGAATACGTTCAGCAAGCGTGTTTCCGGGCTTTTTAAGCGCGTTCTTGTGTTCTCCCTGATTACTCGAGCGTTGCAAAGCCTGCGTACATGGCTTGGGAAGACCATCATGCAGAACGAGGAAGCGAGGGCAGCGGTTGCGCGGCTCAAGGCTGCGCTTCTGACACTCGCGCAGCCGATTCTTCAAGTCGTGATTCCTGTTTTCGTGAAGCTTGTGAACATTCTGACACAGGTTGTCACAGCTATCGCGAAGTTCTTTGGTATGCTGTCCGGGAAAAGCTGGTCTTCGCAGAAATCAGCCGCGCAAGGGCTGAACGACGAGCAGAAGGCGCTGGAAGGTGTTGGGGCGGCGGCAAAAGACGCAAGTAAAAGCATGGCAAGCTTCGATGAGATCAACCAGCTTACAGACAACACAGCGTCTGGCGCTGGCGGAGGTGGCGGCGCGGCATCAACAGAGATCGCGCCGGACTTCTCGAATCTCGACATGGCAGAGGACAAGCTCCACGACATTCTCGGCTTGGTAGGAGCGATTGCAGCAGGGCTTCTGGCATGGAAAATCGCGAGCTTGTTCACGAACGACCTGAGCAAGATTTGGGGTATCGCCCTTGCTGTTGCCGGTGCGTTTGCGCTTGTATACTTCTGGTTGGATGCTTGGAATAACGGAATCGATTTACAAAACTTCCTCGGGATGCTGGCAGGTCTTGCCGCACTTGCAGTTGGACTTGCAATCGCTTTCGGACCAATCGCGGCAGGAATTGCATTAGTTGTAGGCGGTCTTGCCATGCTGGTTGTCGGTATCAAAGACGTTATCGAAAACGGCTTTAATTTGGTGAATACGCTTACGATCATCGCAGGGCTGCTTGCCGCCGGTATCGGCATTTCACTTCTGACGGGCAGCTGGATTCCACTTCTTATTGCAGGTTTCCTCGCCGCGCTGGTTGCGCTTGTGTCCTTCACAGGACATGGAGAAGAACTGATTCAAGGCTTGAAAAAGATCATAGACGGTTTCGGGAAGTTCTTCAAGGGCGTATTCACCGGAGACATGAAGCTTGCTGTGGAAGGCATTAAGCAGATCTGGGAAGGAATGAAGCAGACGTGGAACGCGATTGTAAACTCTATCAAGGACGCGTGGAACATGTTTATCACATGGCTGCAATCCAAGAGCCCGCTGCTCGCATCAATATTTCAAACATATGGGAAATTTGTCTCAGATGTATACAAAAACATCAAGGACATCTTGAAGGGTGTCATTGACTTCATTGTTGGCGTATTTACCGGAGACTGGACAAAGGCATGGCAGGGTGTCACCGAGATATTCAAGGGTATCTGGAACAACATTGTTGCCATCATTGAGGCGGCAATTAACTTCATTATCGACGGTATCAACCTTCTGATTTCCGCTTTGAATACCATCCACTTTGAGATTCCGGACTGGGTTCCCATCATCGGTGGAAAGTCCTTCGGCATCAGCATTCCGCTTGTCAGTCAGGTTGCACTTCCGAGGCTGGCAGAAGGCGCAGTCATCCCGCCGAACCGGGAGTTTATGGCGGTGCTTGGCGACCAGAAGAGCGGAACGAACATCGAAACGCCGCTTGAGACAATGGTGCAGGCATTCAAACAGGCGATGAACGAATCCGGCGGACGGTCGCAGACGATCATCTTGCAGCTCAACGGCAGAGAATTTGCGCGGGCTGTCTATAAGGCGAACAACGAAGAGACGCAGCGTGTAGGCGTAAGGCTGGCGGGGGTGAAGGCATGACGAGTGTTTTGACCCTCGACGGCACGGCGTATCCGAATCTGCATGTAACCAGTCTGAAACGCTCTTTCGCGGTTCTGGACGGCGATAATGCGGGGCGCGTGATGACCGGCGCGATGGTGCGCGACATCATCGGCACGTTTTACAACTACAGCGTGGAGCTTGACCCGGTTGGGACTGACCCGGCGGAATACGACAGGTTCTATGAAGCAATCTCCGCACCCGTCGACAGCCATTCCCTCACCGTTCCGTATGCACAAGGGACATTGACCTTCGATGCGTATGTGGCAAACGGAGATGATGAACTTTTGACGGCTTACGGGCAGAAGAACGAATGGGGAAACCTTACATTTAATTTCGTTGCGATGAAGCCGAAGAGGACGCCGCTATGAGTGTAAAAGTTGTGTATGAAGACGTTGCGGTCGGTTCTGCGGCGGCTGCGAGTGTGACAGCAAGTGAGGCTATGGGTATTTCAAAAACCTCGCTTCTGCCCTTCGGCGCTTTTGAGGGACCAATTGCAACGACGGAGCAGAATCAATGGGTGCTGAACGGCACTAGAAAGCTCAAGCCGAAAACCGAGCCGGTCGGCTTCTGGTCGACACCTCGGAGCGGCGCAGACTGTACGTTCCAAACGCCGCCTACCATTGAGATATCCCTTGACGGGCAGTTTACATCCCTCGGCATCTACTTCAAATTTGACGGAGAAACCGGGGACTATTGCAGCGACCTGAATATCACGTGGTACAACGGAACAACGCAGCTGGCCACACAGCAGTTCTTCCCGAACAGCGGAAATTACTTCTGCGAGAAAACTGTGGAACTGTATAACAAAATCAAGATTCAGTTCAACAAAACGAATCTTCCGAACCGACCCATTAAAATCTCCTTGATTCTTTTCGGCATCGTTCGAGAGTTCGAGCGGCAGGAGCTTCGGAGTGTTGAGGCGACCGAAGAATTGAACATCATATCCGACGAGCTGGCGATTAACACGCTGGATTTCACGCTGGACAGCATGGAAGATATTGATTTTATCTTCCAAGAGAAGCAGCCCGTTTATGCGTACAACGGAAAGACGAAAATCGGCACTTTTTACATCGATGAATCTACCCGCGTAAGCAAAAACGTATACAACGTTTCCTGTATTGACGCTTTGGGAATCTTGGACGAAGACCCATTCCCGGCTGTTGTTTATTCCAAAGCCAACGCGAAAACGGTTTTAGAAAGCATCCTCGGCGGGTATTTCGTCTTGGAGCTTTCGGAGGAACTACAGACCGAGAAGCTAACAGGATACATCCCTGACTGCACACGAAGGGAGGCTTTGCAGCAGGTGGCGTTTGCGCTTCGAGCTGTGGTGGACACCAGCGGAACAGGAAACGTGAAGGTATGGAGGCTGTCTGAGGAAACACCGACGGTGATTCCTATGAACCGGCTCTACGTCGGCGGCGAAGTCAGCCAGTCCGCCATTGTGACAGAGGTAAGAGTTACCGCGCACACGTACAGCACGTCCGGCAGCGGAAGCGATACCGTCAAAGTAGACGGCAAGACCTACTACCATACGGAAGCGGTAACGACCAAGACAAATCCGAACGTCACGGCCTCGACCAAGCCGAACGTCATAGAAGTCAAGGACGCGACGCTGGTAAATACCTCGAACGTTGCAGCGGTGACGCAGCACGTCTTTGACTATTATATGCGTCGGCAGACGCACAGCGTTCAGATCGTCATGGACAAGGAGCTTCCCGGGGACTATGTAGACACCACAACTCCGTGGGATGACCACATTACCGGGACAATAACGAGCATGACCATAAAACTGAGCGGCATCGCGGCGGCTGAGTGCGACATCGTCGGAATGGGGGCTTCTGCATGAGAATTATGAAAACCTTAATCACCGACCGGACGCAGGCGGATGCTTCCTATGCTGAGAAGCTTTACAAGAAGCTGTGGAGCGACTTCACGGAACAGGAAAAGGCAGACTTTGAAGCTGGCTTGAAAGGCTCTTACAAAGCGTCTGACCTGAACCGCGTTGGAACTGCGCTTATCACCATCCGTGACCGGCTGAGAACGCACTGTATCGACGTTCCGGCAGAAGTGCGGGAAGATTATGGTTCTGACGAAGTGCTCGACAAAGACGTCATGGACGCTTATATCGAATCCGCGAACGCCGTATATGACGCAGTTGTCAATCCTGCCCAGCGCCCTCCGGCAAAAATAAACGATCTGGACTGGGAAGGCGCGAACAACATTGAAAAGACGATTATCGCCGTAGATGATGTGTTGGAGAGCCGGGAGGTCGGCTGGATTTACGCGGGGAGTGATATTTATGCTGGGGAGGCATGGTAAAAATGATGAAAAACGAGAAATGGGCGTTTATTGACGGAACCGGGAACCGTTATCTCATTAGTACGCTCGGTAGAGTTATGAGCCTTACCGGTGAGCCTGCTTTCTTAAAACCACATCGCAGAAAAGATGGTTATTTGGAAGTTTGCTTGCTTAGTAAGAAGTATGTTGGGATTCACAGACTTGTAGCGGAGGCTTTTATCCCGAACCCGAACGCTTGCCCGATTATCAATCACATTAACGAGAAGAAAGACGACAACCGCGTTGAAAACTTGGAGTGGTGTACCTACTCATATAACAATTCCTACGGCAATGGGTATGAGCAGAAGAAAAAAACGAAGGGCGCTCGGGTTTTGTGCTTCACAGAAAACGGCGATTTTGTAGGAGATTTTTACAGTATGTCGGAGGCAAGCCGCGTTCTCGGTATTGCAATAGGTGGAATATGTGGTGGCGTAAAACACAACGGCGGACACTTTAACGGCTATTACTTCCAAAAAATGAAGGAGGCAAACGAGCGTGAAAGACCGAACAAGTAAGCACCCGGGGCGGGTAAAGCTCGAGCCCGTTGCCGGACAGACAGATACTTACGACATGACGCGTGCAGACGACCCGGACGATACCGGCACGCCATTTAATACGCGCACAATGCTCCAAGATTCCACGGGGCGCTTTCTCAGATTGCCGTATGCGAACCCACTTGTCGACGACGCGTTCCGGCACATGGTCGACCGCATCGTACCCATCGGCACCATCCGGACGAGCCCGGCACAGAGTCTGGGAGATGCGTGGTTGAAGTGCGACGGGTCGCAGGTGACGTTTGCGGAGTATCCGCAGCTGTGCCAGCTGCTACGCAATACTGTTGGGGATATCTCTTGGCAGTCAAGCGCAGTCGGAACGAGCCCAAGTTTTACGGGAATGTCACGTTCGGTGTACTTTAAAGGAAAGTGGTATGTTGCTGGCACGTATACGGCGGTTATATCAAGGGTGCTTAAAAAAGAACTTATCATTGGCGCGTCCGACGTAATAACAGGCCCTTACGAGACGGTTTACACGAAAACATACAGTAAAGAGGTTACAGGCAACGATAAAGCGGCATCCGCTATCGACGTGCAATTAGCGGCAAACGGGGACAGGATTTGCGCGCTGTATTATTGGACGACTGAATATACTATATCAAGTACAGAAGACGGGACAACGTGGGCTGATAATGCCGTGAATTTCCAACTTCCCACCGGTAAAGAAAACGGAGCAGTATCAATGAAGGGTTTTGCGACGGATGGGACGTATTGGGTATTTGCATCCGGCCGACAGATTATCTACACGACAGACCCGACAAGCGATAAAGCGTGGAATGTGAATGAATTGCTCCTTTATCCGTACTTTTTTACAGGTAGATTGAGCTTTTCGAATGGAACATGGCTAATTTGTTCCCACAATGCGTATCGCGGCTCGAACCCAATTAATGAAAGTGTGAAAATACACTATACGAAGACACCCGGAGGAAACTGGACAAGTGTTAATGTTGGCGCTGGAAGTAAACTATACCAATATGCAAGCGCTATAACATGGTTTTCGGATAGATATTGGTTCGTATATCGCGAAAGAACACAGACCATTGCAAAAAGCAAAACATATCTGGCGTCTGCATATGAGTCCAACATGAATGAGTGGAGTACGCAGGAAATTGGTGACATTGACATTGAATATGTTGACGGAGCTATCAGCGGTTATACAATGCCGTATGATTTTGCTGCAACGTCAAATTTACTGGTCCTTATATGCAATCAAAACGAAATAAAGACAACGAGTGACCCGGAACTCGGATGGAATGATGTCACGCTTCCATCTGGCGCAGCGCCTACGGACTTAGCAACAGATGGGGAGACAATAGTTGCGTCCTGCTCTGGAATGATCGTATACCACGACTATTCGGAAGAAACACGATTATTGCCGGTCATCTCTCTTTCCAATGACACCACCACATTCATCAAGGCGAAGAACGAGCTGGACGTATTTGAATCGCAGCAGATCGGGGGGTGATTAAGTGTTTCAGAAAATCGCGAACGCTTTATCGGTGGAGCTGACGGGAACCGACCTGACAAAGGTGACAAAACTGGAATTTTACGTAAAACAGGCCTGCCAGTTCTTTCAGTACACGCCGGTAGTCGTTGACGAATCGCATTTGCTAGTAAAAATCCCGTACGAAGACGCGATGCGCCTGCGCCCGGGGGCGGTGAGTCTGCAATGCGCGCTGACCGACGCGGACGGAAATAAGCAGGCGGCAGAGATCGTTCAGGTGGACGTGAAGAGCTTCCTAAAGGAGGCGGGATATGCTTAAAATGGTGCTTTCCCAGCCGGAGATTCGGATGCGGATTGAGCCCGCAAAGGTGGTTTATCAGGGCGGCGAGGCGTATGAAGGGGCCTACGAGGTCGTGCCGAAGGCATTTGAGCCGGTTGTTTTGCCGACGAAAAACAAGCTGCTGGCGGACGATGTGACCGTCACAAAAGTCCCATACTACGAGGTATCCAACGAGACCGGCACGACGGTCTACATTGCATCGGAGGTGTAAATTTTGGGCAGAAGTAAATTTATCTATGGCGGAGAGGTGCTGTTAGACCTGACCGCCGACACGGTAGAGCCCGGCAAAGTCCTGCTTGGCTTTAAGTATCACGGCTCGGACGGCGAGCTGCATACCGGCACGTGCGAATTTGACCTCGACACGTCCGGCGCGACCGTCAAGGCCTCGGAAATCCTCTTCGGCAAGACAGCAGGCGCAAGGGGCTCGATGATCACGGGCGAAATGCCGAACAACGGCGCGGTGGCCGCGAAGATCACAACGGTCAAGGGCGAGTACATCGTCCCCATCGGCTACCACGACGGAAGCGGCAAAGTCGCCATCGACCCCACAGAGGCTGCAAAGATCATTGCCGGGAACATCAAGGCGGGCGTGACGATCCTCGGCGTGACGGGCACGTACAGCGGCGAGGCCATCAAGGCGCAGACGAAATCCGTTGAGCCGCTGACGACCGCGCAGACGATTTTGCCGGACGAAGGGTATGACTACATGTCGCAGGTCGACGTGGCGGCCATCTACTACAACGAGACGCCCAACGCTGCTGGCGGCGTGACCGTCACCATCGGCAAGAAGGCAGGAGCGTGAGCGTATGGCGGCACCTGAGATTCCCGGAGCTGAGCCCACAAAGAGCAAAATTGTTTACGGCGACAGAACGCTCATCGACCTGACCGAGGATACCGTCACCCCCGCGACGCTCAAATCCGGCGTGACGGCGCACGACGCTTCGGGCGCGAAGATCACCGGCACGTTAGATACCGCCCCGCCCAAGGAGTCGGACATCAATTTCTGGGACTATGAGGGGACGCTGCTTTACAGTTGGACATTCGCCGAGCTGACCACAAAAACCGAGCTGCCGCCCCTTCCGAGCCATGACGGCCTCATCTGTCAGGGCTGGAACTGGACGCTCCAAGACATCAAGGACGCAGGCCGTGAGCTCGATATCGGCGCGCTGTACATCACCGATGACGGAAAGACAAGGCTCTACGTCGACGTGGACACCGAGACGTGGGACGATTTTGTGCTCAATTACTGGCAGAGCACAAGAAACGCCACGACCGTTGACTGGGGCGACGGCACAACACCGGACTCTATCAACGGCGACTCGTATGTCGAACATCGACATGTGTACGCCTCCAGCGGCTCGTACGTGATCACGATGAGCGTCAAAGAGGGTACGACGATGTGGCTTGGACACGATGGTTGGATGCTGATTGCAAACGGTGAGACTGATATGGGGCGCTGTGCCATGCTTACAAGGGTGGAAATCGGCGAACGAGTAACGGTAATCGACAACCGAACATTTTATGGATGTGCACGGCTTCAAAGCATATCTTTTCAGCGAAATGTGGAAGTTAAAGGATATATAACATTTTGTCAGACACCGCAACTGCGGGTACTTGCTGTCCAGAGCTTAACAGGCATTTTTAGAGCTTTTTACAACGCTGTAAACCTTCGTGCCATCGCCCTCACGGGTGAGATGGACTATACAGACGAGTACACCCTAAGTAATACGGCTGTGCGGCAATTAAATGCTGCTGTAACAACCAGCAAATCGGCACAATCCCTCGAGCGCGTCCATATCAAGGCTGTAAACGGCCGAGTTGGTGACTTTTCAGCCTGCCGCGCCCTGCTGGAGGTGACCATCCCGGCG